CGTCGAGCTTGTAGCCTTCCACGCGCTCCAGCGTGGTGCTGATCAGCTCGCGCATGGCAGTGGCGAACTCGAAGGTCTCCATCACCTCTGCGCCGCTGCGGTAGCTCTCAATGCGGAAGCGGTCAAAGAAGCGCTCCCAGTCCTTCTGCGCGATGCGGCGGAAGTACCAGCGGTAGATGTGGCCGCTGAACTGGATGGCGATGTTGCGCGGCGCATCGAGCGGAAGCATCGGCGGCACCGTGCTCGCTTCGCTGACTGGCTGACTGGCTGACTCGCTGACTTGCTCTGTTGCATCAGACATGGCGGTGTCCTTTTTAGGTTGAAGGTTGAAAAAGAAGCGGCGCAGCCGTTACCGGCTACGCCGCCGGAGATAACTTGTTCGCGGCTACGCAGCCGTCAGGTAGCTCGCCTGCCCGTTGATCACCGTCGCCGTCACCAGCGGCGTTGCGCCGACCTGCAGGATGTTGGTCTCGTCGAAGTTTAGTGTCCACTCCGCGTTGCCGCTGCTGTCGCCCAGGTCGCAGTTGACCAGGATGACGTTCGGGAAGTTGAACGCCAGCGAGCTAGCGCCGCTTGCGATCGACAGCGCAATCGTCAGCGGAGTGCGCGCCAACTGCCACACGCGCACATCGCTCACGTTGCTGGCTGCAATCGCCGCCTTCAGCTTGATCTTCGGCATCGCCACTGAGAGATACGCGGCAAACTGCCCACCGCCCGATGCGTACACCGGCTGGATGCCCGTGTCGATGGTGATCTCCCAGTTGTTGACGCGCGGGAAGAAGCTCGCCGGTGCGCCGCCCGCCGTTGGCCCGATGCCAAACTGCGCATCGCTGCCGAAGAGATACTGCGGTGCCGCAATAGGCGCTGGCATTCCGGCCAGCGAGCCGTTGATGTAGCGGCCCGTGCCGATCAGCGACGCCTTGAACTTCAGCGCGCCGGTCGACGTGGAGCTGATCACGAGCTGCGAGATGCCCATGTCCACGAGCTGGTAGTAGATGTCAGCCGTGTCCTGGCGGTAGATCGTGGTCGCCTGCGCCACCGTGGTGGTGTCCAGGAAGTTGAAGGCGTGCGAGTATGGGCCTGCGCCCGTCACCGTGTCCTTGCCCATCGCAAACGCCAGCAGCCATCCGGCCAGGTAGTCCGTCAGGAATCCGCTGATCTCATCGGCGGTCTTCACGCTGGTCTGCCAGTTGTTACTGGCGAAGCTGTTGCCGCTACCGGCCTGTCCGTAGGTGCTCTCGGTCGTCGGCGTGATCTTGGCGAACCCGCTCACGTCAAAGTGCAGCCCCACGCCCGCCTGCAATGCGGCCAGCGCTACCGGCGTGCCCCACGTCGTCTGAGCATTTGACGGCACCACCATGCTCCGAAGTATTGACCTCTGTCCCTGAAATGTTGCTCCACCTGGCGGCATGTTCTTCTCCTTGATTGCGTGTAGTTACAAAAAATCGTTGCAGACGGCAGCTACTCAGCCGGCTCGGTCGTCGTCTTGGCCGCAGATGCAGCGACCGTCTTTTCAATCGGCAATGCAACTGTCGTCTTCGCTGCCGGCTCATCTGCCGGCACAATCTCAAACAGTGCGTTGCCGCTGGCATCCACGGTGGTCTTCAGCGCGCTCGCCCAGTCAGCCTCGCTGACCTCTTGCACATCGGCAGCCTTGAAGGTAAAGCTGCTGCCCGCGCCATGCACGGAGAGTGTGTCGTTGCCGGCGCGAAGCTTGCCGAGTGCGGTGAGACGGACTTTCAACGTGGTGGCGCTCATATCAGTGGGTACTCCCTTATTTTTGTAGTGAGTTTGCAGGCGTGGCACAGCACCGCGCCGTACATCAAAGTCGTTGGGCCATCCACGCTCAGGCCGGTGCTCCAGTTGAACTGGCCGCCATACTGGCGCGCGTTGAGCGGATCGAAGGCCGCGCAGGCGTCTTCAATCAAGTCCTGAAACGTGCCCTCGCTGTTGGCCAGGTCGTTCACGCTGAGATAACCGAGCATTACGATGGTGTGCGTGCGGCTGTACGCCTGCGACTCTTCATCCACCGTGGCCGTCGCTTCGCGCGTCACCATCCAGGCGTGGATATTCTTCGCCGTCGGGTCTTTGAAGAGCGCGAGGAATTGGTCCATCGAGCGCGCTTCGCGACGATAGCTGTAGACGTTCTTGATGTTCGGCACCGCAGCCAGGCGCGCGGTGGCAGCATCGATAGCGTTACGCAGTGACAAGGCCGCCTCCTGCTCCCATAGCCCGCAGCGCTACGCCGATCTGCCGCTCGATGATGCTGGCGGCCTGCGGTTCAATCGTCTCTTCCGCGCGGGTGAACATCTGGCGACCAGTCATGCCCTTCTTGGCGATGCTCTTGGCGATGGCCCACGCCATGCTCAGCGCGGTCTTCTCGTCATCCATGCCGAACTTCTGCTTTACCCAGGGCAGCAACGCCTCGACGGGGAGCATGTGCGGGCGCGCGCCCAGGTTCACCGGGTCCACATAGAGATCAGCCGGCGCACCGGCGAAGACCATCAGCCGCGTCAGCGCGGATTCCACTGTGACCGAGAAGCTGACCGAAGCGGCAAGATTGCCAGTAGCAACTGCGGGCGGCATGCCGTCAAAGGGAGAGCGGATATTCTCCACCACCTGCTTCTGCGCCATCACGCCGACAGCTTCGACGCCTGCCACCATGCCAACGTGCGCCGCCTCGCGCACCTCAGCCGTCGCAGTATCCAGCCCGATAATTTTGATGGGTGTGATCATCGCGTGTTCCTGCTGTGTACCAGGCGGTCCACGCCGCTGCCCATGATGTTCTTCATGTCGCCCATCGCCACCGCTGGGCCAATCTCCACGCCGGTATCCGTCTCGTCGATGCCCATGTGATTGAAGTAGGCGCGGCGCTTCTGCTTCGCCATCGAGAGATACTCTTGCGATTTGCTGCGGTAGTTAACCACGTCGGCGCTGATAGTGCTGTCGCCGAAGTTGATGGCCTTGGCTGCCATCGCCTCTAGCGCCAGCGCCGCGATGAAGTCACACACCGCGTAGAAGTCTGTATGGTCCACTGTGCTGCCGTCCAGGGCGTGCCGCGCGGTCCAGACGATGCGCACCAGCTCCGTGTTAGCCGGAGTGCAGGCTATGAGCTGGAGCTGGTAGCCAGTGGGTGTGTTGTACATCTTCCAGTCGCGCGGATCGCCGTAGTCGCCGGGCGTGTCGCCGATGGGATACTCGATGCTTTTGATGGTGCTGAATCGCGGCAGAAACTTCGGCACATACTTTCCGAAGATGGTGGTGCCGTCTTCGTTCGTCGCAATCACCGGCAGAGGGATAAAGCTGGTGTTATTACCAGCGCAGTCGCTCACCACGTCGAGCGGCTTGTCGACCGAGTAACGCTCACCGATGGCCTGCGCCGCGAAGCGAGAGATGCTCGACGTGACCCAGTCCATACTGTCGCTGATCATCGGCGTGACTGCATCGATGAACGGCTGCAACGGTGGCTGGTTCAGGTCGGGCATCTCTACTCCTTGACGGTTGACTTGCGTGGCGCAGGCACAGCGGGTATTGCGGAGAACACCCTGCTCGCGGGGTATGGCTATACGTCGATCTGGGTAATTTCCAGGATGACGACGGCCTGCTTCGGCACGGTTGTGGCCGGAACACTGATAACGTCGACGGTGATCAGGTCGCCCTTGTTCACGCGCGCGCCGCCAGGGTAGTTGTTGGTACCCTGCGTCACGTCGTAACCGGCAGTCTTGCTCGCGGCTGCGCCAGCGATGGCGATACCGCCGGCATTGCTGACGGGAACGCCGTTGACGTTGATGACAACTTCTGTGCTGCCAGCGCCTACGCCGGTATCGCTTAGGCCGAGCTGCACATGACTGATGCGGCCCTTCGTGGTCACGTAGTGCGTCGCCTGGCCAGCGCCTGCAGCCAGCGGATTCGGCAGCACCAGGGTGAGATTGCTTTTACGAAATCCAACTTCCATAGCGGTTCTCCTCGGGTTGAAAAATCTCTCTTCGCAAAAGCCCGAAGCGGTTTGTGTCCGCTCCGGGCTTTGGGGTTATACGAGCGGCTCCGTTTATGCGTTGACGCTCTTGCCGACGCCGCGGTAGTCGATAATGGCTCCGCCGTATGGGAACTTCACCTTGTATTGGATCTGGTCGTTGGTGAAGCTCGTTCCCTGGGTGGGAAGGTTGGCCAGGAAGATTTGCGGCTGCTTGATGCCGTCCAGGAAACCGATCTCCAGTGAAGGAGCCTCGCTCGGGGCAGCACCGTAGTACCAGTCGTTCGCATCTGTCAGCTTGGGGTTGACGATGATGCGCTCGTTGTTGGCACCGAAGCGCTGATAGAAGGCGTTGTTGCCAGCCGTGTTGGTCTGGTTGATCTGGATAGCAGTAGCCTCCAGATCGGCAGGCACCATCAGCCAGTACAGCGAGAGGTTCAGGCGCTCACCGGAATCCTTCTCCGTCTGCTTGCGCAGGTTGGTCTGCGCGATGATCAGCGCATCCTGCGAGAGCGGAAGCGCCAGCAGATTGCTGTGAGTGTTATCGAACCAGTTGACGGCGTCCGCCATATAAGCCGTGTTGTTGATGAAGTAGTTGCTGATTGACGTGCGCAGCGTCTGGCGGCCAGCGCGAGCAAGCCGCTGCGGGAACCTGGCGATTGCGCCGAGATCGTCATTGCGGATGGTCTGCTCAGAGATCGTGAGCAACCCGCCGCGATTGGCGACCGCGTAGTTCACGCGCTCGTCAGTCGGCTTCGCCATCTCGGCATACGCTGCAGCTTCTGCAACTGTCGGCAACTCGCCGAAGTAGCCGTCGCGCACGCGGTCCTGCAGCTTGTAGTCGCTAATCGTGGCCGGGGTGTAGACCAGGTCAAGCCCGTCAATCGTTGCCTCTGCATAATCCTGCAGCAGCTTCTTCGTCATGGAGTTGAGTAGCAGGTTTGGGAAGTCAGTGGTGGCGATGGCCTCAGAGGCCCGCAGCCACAGACCAGCTCCGCCGCTCAACCGGCTCAAGTCATGGTCGCCGGTGACCATCTTGTACGCATCGCTGACACGCTTGAATGCGGGTACGCTCGCATCTGCCTCGCGCACGCCGATCATGCGATCCATCGCGATCTGCACCTTCTCCTGCGAGTCCAGACCAACGACCACGGAGATGCCGCTCACACGTCCAACTGGAGACATGCCGGAGAAAGACTCGCGCACCTGTACGATCTCCGCGTCGAGCTGCTCAGTGGTCGAATCAGCGCGACCCTCGAAATAGCGGCGCACCATCTTCTTCGCGGGCTCGGGCAGTTTCGAATCGGTCAGCTTCGCCTCCATCACGTTGACGAACTGCAACTGCTTCGCCTCAGCCAATATCTGCTCCGGAGTCTTGCCGACGACAGCAGCGGGCGCGGCGCTCAGCGCTTCCGTCACCTGGACGTAGATCGCTTCGACCTGATCATCCTTCGCTTCGTTGAGTTGTGTATGAAAACGGGCAGCGCTGACAGCATCCTTCGTGCGCAAAGCCTCGATCACTCGCAACACTTGTGTCTTATTCATTCGGTTCTCCTCGTGGCGCGCTGTGCGGCTGCCGCTGTTTGGCCGGATAACCGGCGATCCATGTTTAACAGCGGCATTTTGCGCCGCCGCGATCTCTCCGCTCACGTCAGCCGCGGCGGCAATACGTAATTCATCTGAAATGAATCCCCCACCAGCGCCCGCTTCAGAACAGAGATCGAAGCTGAAGAGCTTGCCCAGAGACTCAGCGATCAGGCATTGCTTGCCTTCCGCGACGCCAGGCTTCACGCGGACGTTCGCCAGGATGGAAAGTCCAAAGAGATCGAGCTTCCCCGCCTTGCGCGCGGAGCTGAGCTGCCCGCGCAGTTGCGTCTCGCTTTCGAATATCTTGAGAACCGCGCCGGCGGAATCACCCGCGGCAACCGGCTTCTCAAAATAACCGGCGATACGCTGCGGATCGTTCTCTCCGGCCTGATAACTGCCTTCCGCAGTGGGATGGCGGCGACCAAACTTGGCGCCGTCTGCAGCCTCAGCCACTTTCGCGATGAATTCGGGAGGGTAATACACGTCGAGCTTCTGTGGCGGGCTCTTTACGCCACGACTCCATCCAGCCTTGATGAGCCTGACAGGGTATGTGCAATCATCGAGGGTTGCCGGGTCAATGCCGGCCTCGGTAACGAATACGCCGGCCTCCGCGACCGGGACGTAGGCCGTCTCCACTTCCTGCGCCGTGCCCAGCGTGACGTTGTCGTTTTTGTCGATGGAGTAGGTGATCTTGAAGAGCTTGCCGTCGTCGCCGCGCGCGATGAGGTAATCCAGGAAGGCGTCCTGCACGAAGAAGCGCTGGTAGCCATTGCCGTCATTGCCAAACTGCGCCAGCAGCGCGCCATCAAGCAAAGCATAGCGGTCGCTGAGGCTCATATCGTTAGCAGCCTCAGCGACCGTCAGGCAGATCAACTTCGTACGCTTCTTCATTCCGTGCGTCCCTCGGTGTTGCGATACAGCAATGCGTTGTTGTGGCGTTGCTACTTCGCGCCCTTCGCGCCCTCGTCGTCGTTGTCAACCGGCGCATCTTGCGTCTTCGCTGCGGGCTTCTCGTAGAAGTGCTTCTTGCCGTTGGCGGTGACGATAAAGAGGTGCGGCTTGCCGTCCACCTCGCGCTCGCCATGCAGGATCACCGGCCAGCCCTCAGGCCGCTTCGCCTTCGCGTGCTCCACCAAATTGGCAGCATCCTCGTAGTTGTCCGGCGCGGTAAAACGCACCAGCTTGTTGGCCTCGCGCAGCGCGGATGCGCGCTTCTCGCTCTCCGGGCGCGACTCGTCACCCTTCAACTCGTCGAGCGTG